TTGAAGAGTTAGACCAGTTCAGCGGAGAAAATGAATTACGTACTGTTACGCAGTCTACAATGCGTGGCGGTGAAAAGTTTTGGGATTTTCGTACTTTTAACCCGCCTATAAGTAAAAACAACTGGGCAAATGAATATACAGAAGATTGTGAAATCTATAGACAAGACAATACCTTAGTTGTTCGCAATACATATTTAGATGTGCCCGAAGATTGGCTAGGTCAGCAGTTCATAGAAGAAGCAGAAGATTTAAAAGCTATTAATCCTCGTGCGTATGAACACGAATATTTAGGTCACGCAATTGGCACAGGTGGCGATGTGTTTCAAAATGTTGAAGAATTTGACGCAGATGCTCCTACTGAAATTCAAGATATTCGTGGTAAAGTTATTAAAACAGTTAAGTTGTCGGATACATTTGATACTGTATATAACGGCATTGACTGGGGATTTGCGCTAGACCCATTCCATTATGCAAAGTGTTATTTTGATTCACGTAGATTAGATTTGTATATTTTTAGAGAATATCGTACAATACAATCAAGGAATGAAACAGTATTTAGAGAATTATATGAGGATGAAAAATTACTCACGCCTGAGGACCTTGTGACAGCAGATAGTGCGGAACCAAAATCTATTGCAGACTTTAAAGCGTATGGAGCATTTATACGTGGTGCAGAAAAAGGACCTGACAGCGTTCGATATGGAATTAAATGGCTACAGGGTTTAAGACATATTTATATTGATAAACGTAAGTGTCCAAATACGTGGAGAGAGTTTACGACATATGAATATGAAAAAGATAAAGACGGTAATTTCATAAGTGCATATCCAGATATGGATAACCACTCTATTGACGCAGTTCGATACGCTATGGAGAAATACTACAAGAGAAGAGGTAAATAAATGCAGTTTTGTGGGGACAAAAATTCAACACGATTTTTGGAGCAGAATATTTGCAATCTTGCTTATGCGCAGTTTGAGGGCGATGGAGATTATGACATACCGATGTTACTTCCTACTCACATAAATAATCTCGCAGATATACCATTGCAAGGATTTAATTATGCACTAAAAGAAAAGAATCCGCAAAATATAGGCGTTCATTTCTTTTTACATGATTATCAGTTTGAAAGGGTTTGGAATTATCCAGATAGATACACTGAGGTGTTGAGTAAATTTGCTTTTGTACTGTCACCTGATTTTTCTCCATATTCTGATATGCCTAGGGCACTGAAAATATATAACGTATATAGAAATAGATGGTGTGCTAGATATTGGCAAGAATTTGGTATAAAAGTTATTCCTACAATTACGTGGTCAGATGAAGATAGTTTATCATATTGTTTGAATGGGGTACCAAAACATAGTACAATAGCTATATCAACAATGGGGGAAGGAAGATGGGCAAATTGGATTTCTTTACGAACTCATTGGCAATATGTTATTAATACATTAGAACCCGATACAATTTTATTGTATGGAAAAGATATAATTGACCAGTATGATTTAACTGGAAATATAGTGCATAAACGATTAATTAATTCAAAGGTGGCAGTCTAATGAGTAAAGGTGAAAGACACGGAAAATATTTAGGAAAAAATGATGCAGGAACGCCGCATCATTTATATCCAAAAGATTGGGGAACTAAACGACAGTTTAAAGGGTCTGAATTAAATGTTTATGTTTTTAGAGACCCCAATACTGGTTTTGAATATCATATTCATGCACCAAACCAAGAAACAGCACAAGCACAGGCAGATGCTCGTGGTTGGGTACAATATAGAAGGAATAATCGCAAAGGTACTAGCAAAAAATCCAAGAGGAAATAAAATGGCGATATGGAATAGCATCGTAGCAAAGTTGAAGGAGATGTTTCATAAGATGACCGGACCAAAGACTATAGAAAAATCATTAAATATTTCTCCCACAATTTCTATGCGCATGACAAAAGCAATTAGTTTGTGGTCAGATATGTATGGGGACAGAAGTCCTTGGGTACATGAGCCTAGTGCGGAAGACCCGACTAGAGTAGTGTCTTTAGGATTACCTGCGATGATAGCGAGTGAGAAGGCTAGAACAGCACTTATTGAACTTGCATCAGAGATTACAACTCCTATGAAAGAAGTTGAAATTGAAAATCCGAATTATGCTCCTGCTGAGCCCGATGAATTAGGAAACATTATCCCTTCTAATGAACCTAAGTTTATTAAAGATGAAATACCGAAGGGTCCTACTGAACGTGCAACGTATCTTAATAGTCAGTATAAAAAACTGAAAAGACAGCTACGAAAGCAAATTGAATATGGAGTAGCAAAGGGCGGACTCGTATTTAAACCATATATTGTTGAAGCAGAAGCAGGAATAGGTATTGGCAATAATGAGTTTAATGTAAATACTGATGAGACCAGCAGTGATAAAATTGACGCACGATATTCCATAGAATTTGATTATATACAAGCGGATTCTTTTCTTCCTCTTACATTTGATGCGGCTAAGAGAATTACAGAAGCGGCATTTATTCAATCTAAAATTGAACAGAACGTTATTTACCGCAGACTTGAATATCATAAGTGGGAGAATAATACAGTAACGATTATTAATAAAGCATTCAAAGCTACTAATATAAGTGACAATATTCAGAATAGTTCTATCGAACTTGACTTAGGAGAAGAGATTTCTTTAACTGAGGTTCCGGAGTGGAGTGCTTTACAGCCTGAAACTACTATTGCTAATGTTGATAGACCGCTTTTTGCATATTTTAGAATGCCTGAGGCAAATACTGTAGACACAGTTAGTCCGCTTGGCGTGTCCGGATTTAGTCGTGCTGTAAATCTTATTAGAGATGCAGATTATCAATATAGCAGACTACTTTGGGAATACGAAGCGGGCGAGATGGCAATAAACGTTGATAGAGATGCGTTTACATGGATGACAGATAACGGCAGTAGTACAAATGGTCATTCTGAAATCGGTAAAATGCAGTCCCGTCTTTATAGACGAATGGATATAAGTGACGGAGAATTATTTGAACCGTTTGCTCCTCCTCTCAGAGATAATAATTATATTGAAGGATTAAATGCGATTCTGATGCGCATTGAGGACGTGTGTGGTATCAGTAGAGGAACACTGTCTGATAGTATCGATATTGCTAGAACTGCAACCGAGTTAAAAATCTTAAAACAACGTTCTTATCAGACTAACGCAGATATTCAGGAAGCAATTCAGCATACTCTTGAGGATGTTATTTATATTATGAACACATATTGTGATTTATACGATATAACTCCTCCTGGTGAGTATGATGTGAACTTTGAGTGGGATGATAGCTTAATTGTAGATACAGATGCCGAACTTGAAAAGCGCATTGTTTTACAGCAGAACGGTATTGTAAGTAAAGTAGAGAACAGAATGTGGTATTTTGGTGAGACTGAAAGACAAGCGCAGGAAGCCCTCATCAAAATTGCAAAAGAAGAAGCACAGTCTTTGGAATCGGATTTAGTAAGAGAAACTAATCAGATAATGCAACGGCGACAAGAGGGTGAATTTAAACAGAGTAGGAATGACGAAGAATAATGTTAAGTGATAACGCTATCGATAACCTCATTCAACAAGTCGTAAATCGACAAGAGGAAATTAATATCTATGTGCTTACTAAAATCGCAAATCGTTTAAGAGAAATAGGAACTTTGTCTCCTAATGACATTAGACGAATGCAAATTTTAGTACAGTCAGGAACAGACATTCAGCAGATGAATAGATACCTTGCTGAAATGTCTGATATGCAAGTGCGGGATATTAAAAGCATTATCAAAACGGTCGCATTAGATAACTATTTAGATGCGAAACCGATGTATGATTATCGACATCGACCGTTTATACCATTTGAACAAAATACTGAACTACAACGTATTACAACCGCAGTTGCAGAACAAACTGCCAATACATATGAAAATTTGTCTAACTCAAGAGCGACAGGATTTTGGGTTAAAGATTCGATGAATCCTCAGCAACTTGTGTTTAAATCGATAGATGATAGTTACCGTGATGCAGTAGATAAAGCAATTCAAGCAGTACAAAGCGGAGCAGTAGATATAGAAGAAGCAATTCGTACCACTGTAAAACAACTATTAGATAGTGGCATTCGTAGACTGTATTGGGAAAGCGGTTATTCACAACGATTAGATACCGCGGTCAGACGAAATATTCAAGATGGTGTTAGGCAAATAAATCAACGTATTCAAGATGCGATAGGCAGACAAGCAGGTGCGGACGGTAAAGAAGTGAGTGTTCATGCAAATTCAGCACCTGACCACGAGCCATTTCAAGGACATCAATTTACTG